CGAACCTGAACTACCAGAAGTTCCACTTGATCCTGACGTTCCATTTATACCTGAAGAACCACTTGATCCTGATGTTCCAGACGAACCTGAAGTTCCACTCACACCTGATGAACCACTTGACCCCGAAGTACCGCTTACTCCTGAACTACCACTTGAACCAGAAGTTCCATTTATACCTGAAGAACCACTTGATCCTGATGTTCCAGACGATCCTGAAGTTCCACTCACACCTGATGAACCACTTGACCCTGAAGTACCACTCGATCCTGAACTTCCACTTGAACCTGACGTTCCATTTGTTCCTGAAGATCCACTGCTACCTGACGTTCCATTAACACCCGAAGACCCGCTACTTCCAGATGTCCCTGATGTACCAGAAGAACCAGAGCTACCTGAACTACCACTTGAACCTGACGTTCCGTTTGTTCCTGATGAACCACTACTACCTGAAGTTCCATTCACCCCCGATGAACCACTTGACCCAGAAGTTCCATTGACACCAGAAGATCCCGAACTTCCAGAAGAACCAGAACTACCCGAAGTTCCGTTTGTACCTGACGAACCTGAGGTACCGTTAGTACCCGAAGAACCAGAACTTCCGCTAGTTCCATTTACACCTGAAGATCCTGAAGTTCCATTCACACCAGAAGAACCAGATGTTCCCGAAGAACCTGATGATCCAGAAGTACCACTTGACCCTGAAGAACCACTCGAACCTGATGTTCCATTGGTACCATTCATACCTGAAGATCCTGAAGTACCTGATGAACCTGAAGATCCTGAAGACCCTGAAGTACCAGAAGATCCTGAAGTACCAAGAAGATCTTGTACCTGAGCTTTAAAAGTTTGAGTTTCAGTGTCGTTGTTAACTACAACCCATGCTCCAGGAACAGATCCTGTGAAATTAGGTAATTGTGAGATTTTTTTGTTTGCCATCTTATTTTTAATATTGGTATTCTAACCCAAAATTATCTTGTGTTGTCATTATGTTTCCATCCTCATAAAGAATGTAGTAGGTTTCTCCTTCAGGTGTTGGGTCATCACACCCTTCGGGCCATAATGTAAAATCTATGAATTCGTATGACGTAGCGGGAGTTGCGGTACTAAATGAACCGACAATATACCATACTTCTCTTGTTGCCAATGGAGGAATTGCGTAGTTTGTAACACTCAATTCATCAGCACATCTCGAATAGTTAATCACAAGATTTCTACTCGGCATCAAGTTTTTTATATTGACTCTTCTACAAACGCAATTTGACATATATTATACATTATCATTATAAATATCTTTTAAATAAAAAAGGGAGGATTTCTCCTCCCTTACTCATAACATTTATGACTATTATCTCAAAGATTGTAGGTCAAATGTTCTAACACCATCAACTGTGATACGTCCGTAGAAACGGTTGTTAACCATTTTCTTAGCGTAACGTGTCATAATACCCTTGATAGGAGTAAAGTTGAATGGATTGTACATAGTTGGAGTCAACTGAAGAGGTACATATGGAGCGTAGATGTAACCAGTGTCCAACAAGCTAGTTCCCTTGTGACCAATCAAAACTTGGTTAGGTGGGAAGTATGGATCACGGTAAACTTGGTATCTACCTGCCAATGTTCCAACTCTTTCGATACCCATGTTGTACTGATCCTGATCAGGAGACGCGTTAGACACGTGGAAGTACTCCAAGTCATCAAAGATAGCCGATACTTCTGAAGATACAACGATCCAGTTAGCACCACCTCTAAGAGTTGATTTATGGATTTGAGCTGAAAGCTGGTTGATAGCTGTGATCAACGTTTGGTTCCAGTCCTTCTGAGTGTAAGGAGTAGTACCAGAAGAAGAAAGTCTCTTCCATCCGTTGTAATCCCAACGTAGATCCCACGCCGCACCTTTTCTCAAATCTCTCAAGATTTCACGGTCAATTTCAGCTGCCACTTGCTCAGACAACAAAGCTGTCAATTCAGCTTCAGCGTCGATGTTGTGGAATGCTGCAACGTCTTGTGCCAATTCAGGAGACCATTGTGCTCTAAGTTTTCTTTCTGTAACAGAAACAGTTACTGACTCAAGGTCGAAAGAAACTTCACCAATTTGATCTTCGAATTCAAGCTCCTTGTACAATCTGTAGATTGCAATGAAAGATGCTGAGTCTGCTGAAGAAGCTGAGAATGTAGTACCTGTGTAACCATCAGGAGATGTCTGACCACACTCAACACAAACTGGAGTTTGAAGATCAAGCTCTAAGTAAATTCTACCATCACTAGTACAGATGTCGTTGTATTGACCACCAGAACCTGAAGTTGGCCATACAGTTTGAGCATTTCTTCCGTACTGGACAATACCTTTACCGTATTTTTGAGTAACGACATTGAACAAGATAGCACCCGTTCCCAATCCCCAACCAGCTTGACCTGAAGTTGCTGTAGTTGGAAGGATAACCAATCCTGAAAGGAATTCTTCGGTATCCATAGTGTTACCGTTAGGTCCGATCAATTGACCTTGACCATCAGAGTAGAAACCACTCATTTCGATAATAACCTTTCTATAGTTACTATTAGGATATCCTGAAGGAATTAATACACTATTGTCCCATACTACAGTGTTAGTAACAGCTGTAATAGCTGACCACTTACCTTTTGAGTAATCAAACAATCCTGGAGGATTCAAACCAGCTTCGTTACCTTCGTAGAACAAGTCATACAAGTCCTTAGTGAAGATATCGTTGTAACCAGCAGCACCCGCAGGAACTTCAGTGTAGCCAGCGTTTGGATTACCTTGGTTACCAGCAGTTGCGTAACCAGGAGCACCTACTGGTGGGTAGTGATTACCACTGAATTGGTTTTCAGTACCACCTGAGTAACCTTGGATTTTAGGTACGAAGTAGAACAACTTACCGATAGGTAGGTTCATAGCTTGTACAGATACGATGTCGTTAGCGAGTAATTTAGAGAATACTCTTCTAACGATTGGGAAAACTACAGTTTCGAATGAACCTGAGTCAGATGTTGAAGAAGCTTCGTTGATTAAGTGTGAAGCTTGGTTTTCGTACAACTGAGCGATGTTTTCTTTTAAGTGACCATTAAGACCCTCAAGGAATCCCAATTTGTCCCATTTGTTGATTGTGTCTTCTTTGATAACTTTCAAATGCTTCATGCCGATGTTACCAACAAGACCACTTTCTAATAATGCACCCATTTTTAATATTTTTTTTAGGTTGTTTATTTTGCGATTTTTTGCATGATGTCCTTCATTCTTAGGAACTGAGGATTCTCATACGTTTTTGACTCGATCAAGTTTTGAGCTGAACCTGAAGCTGGTGATTTTTCAATCTTACTTACTGATTCAGTCACAACATTTTGAGTCGTGTTGTTTAGTTCATTCTTGATAGAATTGTAGAGAGATTTGGATTCCTTCAAAGTTTCAACATTGTCAAATCTTCTAAGAATATTGATTTTCTCTTGCTTCGTAGTTGTATGTTCTGTAAACAATCTTGTAGCATATGCTAAGTTTGAGTTGAACACAGCAACCTCATTCAATTTTTCTCTGAACACGTTAAGAGCCTTACGGTATTCTTCGTTTTTCTCTCTTAATCTTTGGACTTCTTCGTTAACGTTAGCAGCACCTTTTGTGTAATCGTAGTTTCTGTTGTTAGAAACTCCTTTTCTCAAACCGCGACCATCTTTAGAACCGAATCCGTAAGTTCTTGCAGCTTCTTTAGCTTCAGACTTTTCGTAATCTTTCTTACCAGGATGTGTTTTAGACTTATCACCTTTGTTACCTCCGAATTTACCTTCGTAGTCTTTGTAGTGTCCGTCCTTACCTTCACCAGCCTTTTTCTTAACTCCGTCTACAGTCTTACGCTTGTATTCGTCTTTGTTAGAACCATAATTTTTGTCCTTAGCTTCTTCCATCTCCTCTTCGGTGAATTCAAATTTCTTAGGTTTAAGGTTCATACCAACTCCCTTAGCACGTCCCTTTGGTTCGATTGCTCCTTCCTTAGTTTCTGCCTTGGTAGTTAGTTTAGCTGATTTTAGGTTACCCATAACTGGTTTGATGGTCATTTTACCTTCATTAACATCAGAGTCATCCATGTCATCCATGTCTTCCTCTTCGTCCATTTCGATCTCGTAAACTACCTCATCCATCTCTTCGTCCATTTCTTCAGTGTACTCAGAATCATGTCCCATTCCTTCACCCATTTCAGTTTCATTGAAAATGTCTGCGATCATTTGATCCAATTCTTCGTCCGAAATTTCTTCGTCATCTGAAACTTCAACGTCCATGTCCATTTGCTCGTCCATTTCTTCGCCCATAGAGTCTTCCTCTTCTTCGCCTTCCATTTGGATAATGTACTCAACGTCTTCGTCCTCATCTTCGATGTGAACTTGGTTATCGTCTTGTGTAACGATAATTCCATCCTCATCACTCATCGCCTTGAAAACCTTTAAGATTTCTTCGTCAGATGCTCCTGTTAGATCGATTGGTAGTTCATCTTCCTCAGAATCAAAATCCATTTCCATTTCATCCTCTTCGGAATCCATTTCCATTTCATCATCTTCATCAGATTCTTCCTCCGAATCCATATCAATTCCTAAAATGTCCTCAGCGTCTTGCTCATCCATTTCAGTCATATCCATTTCTTCGTCGTGTTCAGCCTCTTTCAGAGACTCTTTTACTAGTTCAGAGATTTCTTCCTTCATGGTTGAAGCAAGTATTCCTTTTGCATTTTCAGCGACTACTTGTTCCAAATTTTTCATTTGTAGTAGTGCTTCCTCGACTAATGACTTGTTGTCTGCCATAATTTAAATTGTGAATAATTTACCATATAAATATATCCAATTTGTAAAAAATTCTTTTTTATGGATATAACAAACAAATTAAAATAAAAAATCCCCCACTTTTGGTGGAGGATTATTATTTAGTTATTGTAAAATTTACTTCTCTACAACTTCATCGATCTTACTCTCAGATACAGATGTGATTCTCCAATCGTGTGGGAAACCTGCGTATCTTGAAGTGACCTTAGCTTCAACGTCTGTTACGTTGAAACCTCTTACGAGTTTTTCTTCTCTAATTTTTTTGATCTTTCCTGTGTTCTCATCGGGAAGGTCATAAGTGATTTTTGCAACAAAGTATTTTTCGTCCATGATTTTTTTTGGTTTTAAATTATCTGTTTAAATAATGGTTCAATTTATTCAATAAGTCAATAGAGCGGTCCATACCTTTTCCAGAACTTTGTGCTGTAGATGATATTCTTGCCATTTTTTCTTCCTCTAAGTTCTCCTCGAAATTGTTTCTGTCTTTTACGTCTGTAAAGAGATAAGCTCCTGGTGTGGATGGTGATGATACCAAATCAAAACAGATTAGTTCAAAATCGTCTTGTACTTCGTTTTGTTCACCGATTTTCTTCAGAGATCCTACACCACGAGATGAAATACCCAAGGTTACTCCTTGACGAAGAAGGTTTGCTGCTTGGTCACCTTTGGTTGATACAATACCTCTTTCGTGGAAACCTGGTGAGGTAAGGAGTTTGAGTTTACCCATAAGGATATGTCCGTCCCACCAAATCTCGTTGATTGCGTGTGATACACGATCCAAATCAATTAGTGATGATTCAGGGTGATTGAGTTCAGACAGGGCAACTCCCTTGTCGATCATTTTCTTGTAGTTATCCGCCTCTCTTTTGAGGATTCTCTCAGGATATACACGACCATTTCTGTTTGGTGTGTTGTACTTTTGAAGAACGGCATAAAACTCAAATGGTTTTGAATAGTCCAACATATTTTTGTTGGATTCCTCGATAATTGACTTGTTGAATTCGTGGTTGGGCGAGATATGTCCCGCATCCATCTCAATCAATATTCCCTTACCAATTTCACTTGGACCTAAAATTCGCATATAGATATCTTTTAGATATAAATATACTGATTATAGTTCTTTTACTTTTTTTGAAATGGTGAAGTCAAAATAGGAAGATTTTTTGAAACTATTGACGTAGATTTCTCTAGCAATTTTTTTAAGAGATAGTTTCAGTTTTGGGTCTTTGAAATCCATTTCAGTATTGAAGAAAAGTGTTATTTCTAAATTCATAAAACTCTTTTTTCCATATGTAATACCACTTGTTCTAAGATCTAAATCTACAATATATTTTTCTTTGAACATACCTCTATCTAATACCTCGTATACAGAATTCTTTATTGATTTTCCAAATGTGGAAACAACACGTTCCACATTTTCGTATTCATCCTTGGGGGTAACCCAACTTTGAATGTTTAGATAAATTGACTTTAAATTTTTGGAATCAACTGTTCCATAGTTAATTTTAGCGTCAGGAAATCCTACTAAACGTGAGGTTTTACCTTTTTTCATATATTATTTTTAATACTCATATGTTTATTGATGAATAAAATATATCACCAAAGTGGTCTTTGGTCAAATTTTTTTCAACAAGCGATTATTTATAAGATATGCTCATAGTAGAAGTCAGGAATAATAATATTGAAAAAGCACTCAAAGTGCTAAAAGGGAAGGTTATTAAAACCAAACAATTAAATCATCTGAGAGATGGGCAATACTTCGAAAAGAAGTCTGTAAAGAGGCGTAATCAAATAAACAACGCCAAGTACCTCCAAGGTAAAAAAGATCAGGAAACTTACTGAATATTGTTGTAGAGACTATATAGTCTTACATAATTGATTTTAGAATATTCTTCGTTTTGGATTTGTTGGATTGTTTCGGTCAACTTGTTCTTTGTTACCTCATCTTCAACAGAAGTGATGTGTGATAATGCATCAATTGTTTTTGTTTTCAAATCAGTAAATTCTTTTGACAATTCAGTATCTTCTGTCATCAAAACTTTTGATAAATCTTGC